CACGGGGTTGTCCGTCGGCGTGTCGGTGGACGCGATGACGTGGCCCTTGGCGTCCAGCGTGTTCTGCGTGACGGTCTGGGTGAACTTGTCGTCCTTGTAGGTCAGCGTGGTGGTCCCGATGACGTGACCCTTCTCGTCCAACTGGTTCTGCGTGACAGTGGCGCCACCCGAGAAGTCGCCAGCATCGCGCTGTGCCTTCAACTGAGCGGCGAGCTGCGCGCCTGCGACGAGCGGGTTCCCGTCCTTGTCCTTCAGCCCGGCGGCTGCGACGGCGGGGTCCGCAATCTGCGCGGCGGGCGGCGAGACGTAGACGTCGCCCTTGTTGTCAATCTGGGTCGTCGCGCCATCCGCCAGCGGCGAGATGATGGACCACTGGGTCTTGCCCGTGTTGTCCTGATACGACCAGAGTGAAATGTCCTTGCCGCCGACCTTGTACGAAATCTGGTAGCCCGCCAGCCGAGGCGAAGCGCCCGGGTTGTTCGGGTCGGTGACGTACACGGAGTGGCCCGGCATCATGGCCATCACGGCCTTGCCGTCGGCGCCCGGGACCATGACGCCCGAGGCGGTGGGAGGGATGGCGCCAGCCGGGACGATGCCCAGCGCGCCCTGCCCGGTCGGGTCGTAGTTCCCGGCGTTGTCCACAGGAGCGTAGGCGAACCCAAGCGGGTTGGTCGCCATTTCAAGAGCCTTCTGCTGGAGGACGGAGACGACCATTGCCGCCTCTGGGCTCACACCCGGGCGCGACAGCATGGACGAGCCGAAGGACGGGGCGTCCCCGGCATCTTGCCCCTGAAGGCGCAGCGCGTCGGCGGCAATCATGTCCTTCGAGCCTTGGTCGATGCCCGGGGTCTGGGCAAGCGTGCCGAGCTGCGTGGCGTAGATGTTGGACGCGTTCGTCTTGTCCATCTGGGAGGCGTTCGGGTCATTCATGACCTTCAGCCATGCGGTCTCGAAGTTGGTGTAGGACTCGGCGACCGGCCACACCTTCAAGTTCTGACCCCACGAGGCCATCGCGGACATGCCCTGCGCCGCATTGGCGTAGGCGGACACGAAGCCGCCCTTCTGCGCCTTGTCAGCGATGAGGCTGTACCCGGCCACAGCGGACTTGATGTGCTGATTGAAATAGCCCTCGGTGAGCTGGCCGTCCCAGTGCGGGTCGCTTTTCTTGATGGTGTCGAGGAGCGCCCGGTACTTGTCCGGGTTCGCGTTGACGTCATTCGTCAACTGCGCCAGCAGCTCATCGCCATTGCCGGTGATGGACAGGCCCGTCGCCTTAGACAGGTCGGACAGGGCGGTCGTCATCGCATCGCCGATTGCAATGTCGCTATTGGTGGTGTTGGTGACGAACATGTTGAACGCGTCGGTCCGCACCTTGTCGGCGTTCGCGTGGCTCTTGGCCTTCGCGCCCTCGATGAGCTGAGCCGCGTCCTTCTGGAGGGTGCGGTAGAACTCACTGTTCTTCGGGACCTTCTGTGCCCACTTCAGGAAGAACTGCGCGTACGCGTTGTCGGACATCTTGCCCTGCACGTGCAGGACGTCAGCCTTCGACTGGGCGATGCCGTACTGAAGCTGCATGATTTGGTTCTTGGCCTGCTCGTAGGTCGGGTCGCCCGGGTCCAGCCCCTCCTCCCGGGTCTTCCAGTACGCGAGCGCCATCTCGTCGGTGACTTTCTTCCCCTCGAAGGTGCCACCATTCCGCCACGCATCCATGATGAGCGAGTCGCGCTTGGCGACGTACTCGCGAGCGAGCGCGACGATTTGACCCGTGACATTCGGGGCTACCCGTGGCTGGAGGCCGAACGAGCCCCTACGACTCCGGGCCATTACTTCCTACCGTACTTCGTGTTGTTCAGGATACGGCCGGAGAGCTTGCCACCTGCAATCATCGACTGGACCTGCGTGGACTGCGGGCCATTGGCCTGCGCGGTCGCACCTGCGGGACCCTGTGCGAAGGGCGAAGACTGGGCTCCGGCCACGTCCGGCGTCTGCGGAACCATGCCGTCTGCGGCCTGCCCGCCACCACCGAGGGGGTTCCCACCCGGGGTAGCCTGCCCAAGTGCAGCCTGAAGGTCGGCAGCGCCGGAGGCGGCCTGACCCTGAGCCTGCGCCTGCACGCCCTGCGGCGCCTGAGCGTTGGCCGCATTCAGCGCCGCCATGAGCTGGACCATGAGGTTGACTCGGTCCGGCCACAGCGTAGCGTCGGTGGACTCGCGGCGGATGATGTTCTGCTCCTGCTCCGGGTCATCGACACCGACGGCATCCATGCCTCGGGCCTGCGACCAGAGCTTGGCGTTGACGAGGCTGGCGGCGCGGTTCGCGGTCTCCATCTCGTCGCGCGGGGAGAGCGACGGGTCCTGAATGTCAAGTCGCGGCATCCCATTAGCGATGACGCGCTTGATGAACTGGCCGTTCTCGCCCTTCATGTTGGCCCACACCTTGCAGACCAGCTCCCACGTCTTGCGGTCCCACTCGTAGAACAGCAGTCGGCGCATTGCAATCCGGGACTCGTAGTTGGCGACCAGCGCGTTGATGGCCTTCGAGCTGTTCAGGACCGCGCTCGGGGCGAGCCCCAGCAGCAGGTCATTCAGGCCCGAGATGATGGCCATTTCCCGGTCGATGCGCCCGAGGAACTGCTCCAATTGGAATTCGGCGATGTACGGAGCGATGGACTCGAACCTGTTGCCGGGTCCGGGGCTCACCGTCTGGTTGAGGATTGGCTTGACGTTCGCAGCACCGCGAGCTGGGGCGTTCTCGCCCGTGATTTGCCAGTAATCGCCAGCGGTGGCCTTCTGTATCATCTGCGCGCCCGCCGTGATGCGGGTCATCTTCTCGCGGATGAGCTGTTCCATATCGTGCAGCTCGGAACGTCCAGTTGGGGTGCCGGGAACGAACGTATTGAACAGCGGAACGTACGGCACGACGCCGTTGTAGTAGGCGTATTTCTCGTCGCGGACGACCTCGTTGCCGACGACGATGCAGTTCCACGTCTCCATCTTGGCGGGCGAGCCCTTCTTCCCGGGCTTCGTGACCTTGCGGTACCAGTAGTCCCAGACCTCGACGCGGGCCGGACCCCAGTTCAGCTCCGGGCGGGGGATGTCGGCGTACGCGGAGTCGATTGCTCCCGTCACCCACGGGACTATCGTCCCATCGGCCATGGACTTCGCGGTGATTTCGACGCTGTACCGCTCCATGGCGGACTTCGGGTCGATGAGCGTGACCTGCGCGGCCCACTCCAGCGTGTCGTAATTGTCATCCTTGAAGCCGAGGTACAGGTTGCGCGGGTTGATGATGACCTCGGCGCACGGGTACGCCTTGTCAAGGTCCGGGTAGACGAACGAGGCGGTTCGGCCGTACAGGCCCTTCACCGTGGCGCCCTTGTGGCGCTTCAACTGCCAGCCCTCGTCCACCTTCCATGACTCCCGGACTCGTTCAAGGGCGTTCGCGTTGTCGCGACCCTCCTCGGAGTCCTCGATGGCAACGATGTTCTCGATGGGCTCGACCGCCTGAAGGGCGGCTGGGACCTCGACGTAGACCTGCGGGTTGTTCAGCGAGACGTGCGAGCGTCCATCGACCTTTAGGTTGGGGTCGTCGGGCCACAAATCGGCTCCGAACTGGGTGAAGGTGGTCGAATAGAACAAAGCGTCGTATCGCTTGCACTCGTCCGCGAAGGCGTCGTGTTCCAGCTTGATGCCCTGAATACGGCCCTGAAGCGCGCGTTGCAGCTCCATCTCGGACTTATCGCCCTCAGACAGGCCAATAACGAGCGTCAGGTCTTGGTACTTGGGCTCCACTAGGTGCGACTCACGGTACGCTGAGTGTATGCCCGCCGATTGAGCGCGTCAAGCTGGCCGCTTGAACCCGGCGAAGGTCGTCAGCCCGGGGTCGTACCCCTGCATCAGAACTTCCGCCGCAGACAGCTCTCGCTGCGCGTCGGGGTCTCCGAAGACGAACGTCGCAGACCTCGATTGCCCGGGACGGGGCAGGGAACGGCCGAGTTTCACGATGATGGCAAGGCACATGACCAAGTCCTGCTCCATCTTGCGGTCGGCCAGCTTGTAGTTGAGGCTCTGCTTCTGAACCTCGGCCCAGAAGCCGCTCGCTGGCAGCTTGATGTTGCCCTCATCAAACGCGGTCCGCAGGTCCGAGAGAAGCTGGCGCTTGGTCTTGATGACCCCACCGAACTCGATGGTGCGGACGACCGGGATGGCCTCCTCCAACAGCTCCTTGAACATGTGACCACCCAAAGCGGTATGGTCAACGCCAGTTTCGACTTCGGCGCCATCCGCCGCGTACGCCATGTGGTCACGAGCGCCCAGCGCGACGATGCCGCGCGTCGTCTGCTTGCCCTCCTGCCTGTCGAGCGAGACGCCATTCAGCCTCCCATCAGAGTCCATCTCGCAGACCATCGACCAGCACTTGTCCTTCAGCCCCGGGTCGAGCGCGTGGGCGTAGACGTGTCCCGCCCCGGCAGGCTCGGTGCGCTCGGGCATGGAGTCGATGAAGGCCGCGCGCACGGAGGCGGCGTTGAACCAGACCCCCATCGCTTGGATGAACATGCCCTCGATGTTCTGGTCAATCCAGCCCTGCGGCTGATGCAGGATGAGGGCATCGAACGACTCGCGGTCGATGCCGTACCCGATGTTGTCGCGGGTGGACATTCTCATTGAGAAGGCGCGCGGGTCCCGGAACGGGTCCTCCGGGTCGCCCGTGTACCACAAGTCCTCGAACTCGGTGCTCGTGTCAGCCGACGGGGTCGAGATGAGGATGAACTGTCCGCCAGTCGAGAGCCGCCGGGCGTGCATGATTTCCTTGACGAGGTAGACGAGGGACGGCGCCTCTTGGAGCCCGGCCTCATCGAATGACAATCCGTGCATGTTCTGGCCGATGGCCGACAGGGCCTTGGCCTTGGTGCTACGGAAGTGGACCTGCGCGCCGCCCAGCTCGGCAGCGAATGCAATCCACGCGTACTCGCCGCGCTCCTTCAGGCCCTCGGTCCACTCAACTCCCTCGACTTGGGTGGCTTTCGCGACCTTTCGGGCACCTACGACCGAGTTCCCGCCGCCAATGGCCTTGGTCCACGGGCAGCCTTCCTTCTGGGCCGGGTGTGAGCCGCCCAGCAGGTTGATGATTTCGGTGAACACCTGTTCTGCCGGAGCCTGCTCCACGGCGAAGTGCCACCAGTGATAGGGCAGAGAGCCAAACCGCTTCAGCTCGTCCGGGCTGGCCCCGGGCTTCGGCGGCTCCAGACCGGAGCGGTAGATGCACGAGTGCAGGATGATGACCGCGAGGGCCAGCGTCTTGCCCGCGCGGTTCCCGGCGGCCACCATTATCCAGTAGTAGTAGGCGCGCCAGCGCGAGTCGGTGCGCTTGATGTAGGCGTCCATCATGCGCTGCTGCCCGGGGTGCAGCTTGATGCCGAGGAAGATGCGGGCGAACCTCTTTGGGTCCCAGCGGCACCGCTCGAATTCCTTGACCCAGTCAGTCATCTTCACTGTTTCCGGTATCTTCACCCTCAGTGTGAAGAACGTTCGCTTCGATTTCAAGCGGTTCATTCGCTTGCTTGCCGCCTGAGATGACCTTCGGCGCCAGCCCGGCGGCCGTCATGGCCTCGAACAACCCCAATTTCAATTCGCCCTGCACCTTCTCGCGCTTGTCGCTGAGCCCCTGCGTCTTCAGGATGGAGCCGATGGCGGACTGCATGTCCTTGCCGAGGATGTCGGTGAACTCCGACCAGTCGTGGTCGGGCGTGGTGTCAGCGCCCTCGGCTCCCATGTCGCGCATCTTCTGGAGATGAGCGTTCTGCTCGTCGGCGCGTTGCTTGGCCAGCTCGATACGCCGCTCGACCTCATCCAATTGCAATCGCTGGAGCGCGAGGATGCGCTCGCGGACCGGGGCCTCCGGCTCCAGTAGGACTTGGCGGTTCCAGCCTCCGGTCTCGTGCTCCTTCAAGTGCTTGGTCACAGCGGCGGTGGTCAGAGTATCGCCAACGACCCGCCGAATGGCGGCCTGTGTCATGCCCTCGTTCCACATCACCCCGACACCACGTCGGATGTCGGGGTTCTTGCACACGGGGCAGCGGGCGTCAATCATAGAGCCCCCAGTATGGCGTTGAGGGTGCCGTCGCGCAAATCGACCGGCCGGATGACCACGGCGGGGATGCCGCAGGTGTTGAGGAGCTGGAGGTATTCGACCTGCCCGGGCTCGAAGGTCCCGTTCATCCGCTTCAGCTCGATGGCGAGCGGGCGACGCTGGCGCTCGTGGAGCAGGAACAGGTCGGGGAACGACTTGGCGGTGGACACGAAGATGGGGGCTCCAGCGGCGTCGAAGGCCGCGATGCCCTTGCCAACGTGCTTGACGTCCCACCCCCGGGACTTCGCGCGGGCCATGACCCGGCTCTGGAGAGTCTTCTCGCTCATCCGGTTGTCCCGGCACCACTCGACGCCCTCTCGATGGCGCACGAACTTGTCACAGGAGGGGCAATACGCCTTTGCCGCGTCCGCAAATGCCACTTTCGCGCCCTTCGGGTCGGCTTTCACCATCTCGACGGACCGCCGGAGGCCGAATTCTGTTGCATCGTGTAGCACATTGTCATTCATTGTCGTCCTGCACGTCCGACATGTTCTTCAGACGCAGTCCGAGGTAGAAGTTGCCCGAGGCGCGGGCTTTCTTCGTGAACTTGCGGGCAAGCGCGAGGCCAAACCCGGTGTTGCCCATCTTCTCGTACCCGTTCCGGTCGCACCAGCCCTCAAACGCCTTCCAGAGCTGACCGGCCGGGGCCTCGACGTTCGCCCCAAGCACGCACATCTCCGCAACGAACGCGCTGATGGGGTCGTTCTCCGCGATGTACGCTGCCGACCAGTCCGTCACCTTCTGCGGTTCGGAGAGGCCGTCGATGAGGTACGCCTGCGCCTGCTTGGCGAGCACCAGCAGTGCGCCTTGGAGGTTCGGGACGGTCTGGAGTCGGCCTTCGAGGTCCTTGTCGTCGCGCTTGGGGTCCCGATAGTCCTGCTCGAACCACAGCATCCGCACGCGGCGCTGCATCGACGGGCCGACATCCTCCGTACGGGGCGGGTTGTTGGTCAGGAACACAATCTTGTGGGTGGGCTGGAAGGTCTTGAAGGTCTTGGCGTAGAGAGTCCGGCCTTCGATGGCGTCGTTGCCGGTGTGCGCCTTCAGCATCTCCTCGTTGAACTGCCCGCCCTGCGGCTCCGACATGTAGGTGAAGCGCGCTCCCTCCAGCTTCAGCAGCTCCGGCCGGGGCTTGTCACTGCTCGCCGCGCCTTGCCGGGTCCGCATGTAGAGCGTGTCGGCCGGGGTTGCGGCGTAGTCCTTCATCGCCTTGCCCACCGTCCGCGCCAGCACGCCCTTGCCGTTCTGGCCCTGCCCGACCCACATCCAGAACTTCTGCTCCCGGTTCTCACCGAGCATCGAGTAGCCCAGCATCCGGAGCAGGTACTTTGTCAGGTCCACGTCTCCGCCCATGATGTCGAGGACGAAGCTCAGGAACGGCTGGGTGTCCGCGTTCGGGTCCCAGTCCACGCCGGTCGAGCGGCTGATGAGCAGGTCCGGACTCGGGTGCTGGTCGAGCACGAGCGTACGCAGGTCGAGCACGCCGTTGTTGAAGCCCATCAGCTCCGGATGCTGGTCCCACTCGTCGCCTGACATTGCAATCGAGGGCATCGAGGCCAGCGTCTTCAGGACGGAGACCTTCTTTGCGTAGTCGAGCATCGGCAGCAGGTCCTTGTAGTCGTGGCCCTGACCCTGAGCGTCCTCAATCCACTTGAAGACGGCCTTCCGGACGATATCGAAGACGACGGTCGTGCGGTCCGGCGCCCACCGGACCTCGTCCCAGACGTGCCAGAGCTGGGTCGAGTGGTCGTATCGGACGCGGTCGCCGATGCCCCGCTCGCTCGATGGCCCCGCGAGCACCCCAGCGAAGTAGTCGTCGGTCTTTCCGGCAGGCGCCTTGGTGCGCTCAGCCACGCGGCGCCCGCTTGTACGCACCACGAATGGTGTCCCGAGCACGCGTTCGCGGGTGTCCCCCTTGGATGGCAGCAGCCAGAAGTCTTGTCATCGAGACTTCATAGGGTACACCTTCATCGCGCGCTGTCATCGCCGCCCAGTGGATGAGGTTGTTCTGGTTGCCGTCGGCTGCGTTGATGATGGCCTTCTCCAGACCCTCCAGCCCGAAGGACCACGTCTTCTCCCAGAGATACCACGGCACCCCCTCGGCCGGTGTCAGCGTGAACGACGTGATGGGCGTCTGACGGTCGGCGCGGTCCTCGGCCCACAGGGCCTCTCGGCGGAACCGCTCGCGTGCGCGCTCCGGCAGGACGTCCGGCATGAAGACCGACCCGCCGGAGACGAGGGGCATGACCCACTCGTAGGTCCCGTCCTCGTCCCCGGCGGCGTCGAAGTGAAGGGAGGGAGGCGCGACGACATATCCGCCGAGCCCCTTGAACAGGAGGGTACGGCCCGGGTCCGGTTGCTGGCCGTCCCCGAGCCATCGGTTCTTGTTCGCGCCCGGGCACCAGAACCAGATGTGCAGGCCGTTCTTTGTCTTGGCGACGACCGAGTCGTCTTGGGGGAGCCAGCCCAGTTCGAGCAGCAGCTCTGCGGCGCGCTCGCTGTCCACGTCGGCGACGTAGAAGTTCTCCGGGATGAGGATTGCAATTCCGGTGGTGCCAACTTGGTCGCTGAACGCCTGCCAGAGTGCGTCGCGTTCGGCCTCGTTGTCCGGCGCGCCGTAGAAACTGTCCTCCCACGACCAGCTCTCGCCGTGCACCCGGCCGTTCGGGCGCTTGCCAGTCAGGGCGAGGATGTGCAGCCCGATTGTGGCGTATTCGACGGCGGCGGTTTGCAGGTCGGTCAAGGGGTTCCTTTCAAGGGATGCAGACCCGCCGACGCCGACCGTCTTACTCCGCCTTTCGGCGGCCCCCAGAACATCGGCGCGGCGGGTCAAGCCCTCGCATGAGGGCTCATTTGGTCCTACGAGGTCCGGCGCTTCTCCCGCCAGTTGGCGAGGTCAACCGAAGCGATGACGTAGCCACGCCCCCGCTTGGTCGGCTCGCGCGTGGCCAGAAGCTCGCGCTTGCGGACAGCTCGCCGGATGGTCTCCGGGTTGCATCCGACCAGCGCGGCCGCCTCGGCGGTGCTGAAGTAGCGCGCCATGGCTACTTCTTCAGGGGCTTGGCCGCGCCGAGGAACGCCTCGATTTGTGGCCAGCCCTTGTCATTGTGCGAGACCTGCGCCATCAGCACGCGACCGGACACGCTGGACAAGTCCACCGGGTTCTCGGCCGTGCTGGCCAGCCAGAGCTGGAACTCCTGCGGGGTCAGGATGCCCTTCAGGTAGAAGTAGCTGTTGCTGCGCTCGTCCGAGCTGAAGACCTTGACGCTCTTGGCCTGTCGCAGGTCGAGGGTGTCGTCGGGGCTCTCGGCCTCCGGCAGGAGGACCGGCTTGCGCTCGTCATCGAGCACGGTGGCGCTGAAGTCGAACCGACCGCCGTCGTCGGGCTTGCCGAACTTGTCCTTGTCCGTCTTGAACTGCTCGACCACGCGATAGTCGATGTCGTTGAAGCGGACGACGTAGAGTCCGTCTTCGATTTCCGGCGCTGAGCCAGAGGCTACGGGTGCGGGGATGTTCACGCTTGCTCCTTTCGAGCTGAGCCGACCAGTGCGTCGGGTAT